TAGCATGAAAGATATGAGAGAAAAAGGTGCCCAATACTTCTATGAACAACAAAAACGATACAAAAGAGTTTTTGATTTATTACAGGAAGCAAATGGCAAAAACAGCAAAACGAATTAAACCACTAGTCAGTGTATTAGCAATAGAGCCAAAAGACGTAGAAAGGTTTTGGCCTCTTGCTCAGTTTATGGTAGCAGAAGCTCTAAAATTTTCAGGAGACTATGCTGATGCTAATCACATCTATGAATATCTTAAAAAAGATGAGATGCAATTGTTTGTTATGTTTGGTTCAGATGAGGAAGAAGAAAACAAAGTATTTGGAATAGGTATTACTAAAATAACTCAAATGCCTAACTATCCACAATTAGAAATTATTATAACAACTGGTAAAAGGAGAGATCTTTGGGAAGATCAATTTGTTGCTGAGGTGGTTAAGTTTGCCAAAGTAAACAAATGTAAAAGATTAAACAGTTGGTGCCGAGTTGGTTGGGAAAGGGTATCAAAAAAATGGGGTTGGAAAAAAACACACGTATTATTACAAAAGGATCTATAGATGAGTTTTATTGGAAATATATTTGGCGGAAGTAAAAGTCAACAACCAGCAACAACACCTGCTGCTCAAACGCAGTATGTAAGAGAAGCACCTGGTATTGAAGAACGAAAACTAGAATTAATGGATCTAGCAAGATCTGTTGCTGGTCAACCTATTGCATTACCTGCTATCCAAACAGCACCTATGGGTGCATTAGAACAGCAAGGTATGACTCTTGCAGGTACCACTGGCGTAGGTCAACCAACTGCTACTGCAGGTATTGGTCAACTACTAGCAAGTCAAACTCCAAACATAAATCAATTTTTAAATCCTTTTCAATCATATGTGGTTGATGAAATAAATAGACAAGCACAAATGGGTCAAAACCAAATAGCAGCACAAGCTGTACAAAGTGGAGCATTTGGTGGTGGTAGAGAAGGTGTGCAACAAGCAGAACTAGATAGAAGAAGATTAGAAACTATTGGTCGTGCACAAGCACAAGGTTTTGGAACAGCATTAGGTGCTGCACAAAGACAACAAGTTTTACAACAACAAGCGGGGCAAAATTTAATAGCTGCTGGACAAGCACAACAGGGTATGGCTCAAGGTGATATACAACAATTGTTAGGTGCAGGTGGTATACAAAGACAACTTGCACAACAGGCATTAGATGCACAAAGACAAACAACTTTACAACAACAATTTGAACCATTCCAGAGAGCAGAATTTTTAGCAAACTTATACGCTGCTGGACCTAAATCACAATCTGGAATAACTGCAACCACTACTCCAGGTACAAGTCCATTAGCACAATCTATTGGTACAGGACTAGGAGCATTCGCAGCATATCAAGGTGCCAATCAATAGGAGTTTAAATGTCAATAAATAAAATTTTAAACAGACCTATGTTTCGACAGGCAGCATTAAAGAAAGGTCATCTAAAACCCATCAGAGCTTTTGATGGTAGATTTATTGGACCTATGCCTTTTAATGCACCAGTGCCAGTTGGAATGCCAACAGGTGGCCCAATACCTACAAATCCAAGAACGCAATTAATGAACATACCTCAACCAGCCAAACAAGGTTTAATGAGAAGAGGTTTAGGAGCTGTTGGTAGATATGGATTTTCTTTACCTTTTTATATTGGATCTGATTTAACTTATAAAGCTTTAGATGCTGGTGAGTCTGGTAAAAATTTATCAACAGGAGCTAAACTTACTGGTGCGGGTATTGGTGGAGCACTTACTGCTTATGGTGCTTCAAGAGCATTACCAGCTGCAATGGGATTAGGTTTTGGTCCAGGTCTTCTAGCTCTTGGACTTTATGAAGGTGGAAACCAATTAGTAAGAGCAGGTATTAGAGAAAGAAAAAGAATTAAAGCTATGACCCCTGCTGAATTAGCTGAGTTTAAAAGATTAAATAGAGCAAGAGCATTAGCTGGTGAGGCTGATGTTAGTGATGAAGATCTAGGTTTAACAGATCCTGTTTTTAAACCAAAAACAAAAAAGAAAACAAAAATGGTAACTCAAGCTAACCCTGGTGCAGGTAGACCAAGTTCAAGATTTCAACCTGACAGGACCGATAATCTTACACAAGCTGATAATGAAACAAAAATAGGTAACGAAAATGTTGTAGATATAACTAAAGTTGCACAAAACACAGGTGGCACTCCTCCAACAATTGGTGCTGAAGATACTGTAGCAGAAAAGGGTTTTAAATTACCAGAGGATAAACCTACTGAAGTTGTTACCGATGATAAAAAAGACTCTAATCAAATTGTATTACAGAATACTGGGCAAACAGGTCCAGGAACTGGTGAAGGAAAAATGACTGATAGTGAGGGTAAAAAAGTTACAGATGATACAATAGCAAGAGCTCGACAAATAAGAGATGAGCTTATGGCAGGTAAATCATCACAAGCTAAATTAGTATTTTTAGCAAATCTTGCAGCTGGTTTAATGTCTGGAACTACAGCCAAAGCAGGTATAGGTGGAGCTTTAGAGGTATTTGGTAAAGCCTTAGGACCTGCCGTAAATAATTATGCAACAGTTAAATTAAAAGAAGATGAGTTATCAAACGAATTTATGCAGTCTGCCTTAGAATTAGCAGCAGATGAAATTGCTGCAAAAAATGATGCTGTTGAATATGAGTATCCAGAAAGAACTCCTGGTATAATTCAAGAAATAGGCTCAGGCGGGGTTATTAAAAATTATGTTGGAGCTTTAATGAAAGATGGCACAATGTTGATTAGAGTTCCAGGTGCTATCGATCAAAACGGCAGACAACAATACATACCTTATGCAGGAACTGGAAGATTTAAAGAGATGGATTTTGTTAATGATAAAACAACTGAGATAGCAAATGATATTGATGGTATTTTAAGATCTGTCTCTACAGCTGATAAATCATTAAAAATTTTAGAAGAAGCATATGCTAAAGATAAATCTTTTGGTGGTTTAGTTGGTCAATTAAGAATTACTACTGAGAGGGTTACAGATGCTTTAGGTGATTTAACATCGTTTGGTAATAGAGTAGATTTTGGTGATCAGTATGAACTTTTATTAGACAAAAATGCTAAAGCATTAGTTGAAGGTGGAGAGTTTAAAGATGAAGACTCAGCTAAAGAGTATCTAAAAAAACAACTTGGAAAAATAGATGCAAACGGTAAAGCAATCACAGGTGAGGGTAAGTCATTTGTAGATGAAAATTTAAAAAAATTTTTAGGTGATGACAGAACAAGTGATGCTCAAAACTTAGAAAGATTAGCTGTTAACGAAACCATATTAGTTTATGCACTTGCTAATGCTTTAAAATCAAAAGATAGGTTAACTCAAAAAGATATTCAAAACGCTAAAGAACTAGTCAAAGTGTTTAGTCTTGGTAGAGGTGCAAAAACTACAATTAGATCTTTAAGAGCTTTAAGGGAAATTCTAGTAGATAAATATACAAGTCAAGAAAGACTATATAGATTAGCTGGAGGAGATGAAGGAACATTAAACAATTTCAAAGAAGCTTATAAAATTATCCCAGGCACAGCGACCACTGAACAAGGAAGAGTATTTGGAGATTTAAGTCAATCAGATTTATTAAATCAATTTGGAGATTTACCAAAATAATGGCTACTTTAGAAGAATTACAAAAAAAATTAGATGATAGAACTTTAAATCCACAAGATTTAAGTATTAAACAAAGACAAATCATTGATGAATTAATTGACAGGGGTGATTTAAAAGGCCCTAAAATGCTTGAGCTAAACAAGATGAGAGGAGCTGCTGCAGATAAAATTGCTAAACGAGAATCATTCTATGCAGATCCTATAGGTGCAGCACTTGCAGCAGAAGACAATCCATATTTTATTAAAGGCAGACCAACTGCAGAACTTGCAGGAGACTTATCAGGATCTATAGCTCCTTATGTTTTGATGAAAAAACAAATATTTGGTGCCGCAAAATCTGGTAACCTTTGGCAAAAAGGTCCTGGTAAATTTTTACAAGCGGCAACAAAAGTTGCAGACAGACTTCCTGGAAGATTTAAATTAATTGGTGGTGCTTTAAAATTAGTTGCAAGAGCAGCAGATACACCAGGTAAAGTTTTACAAAGTCCATTAGGAAGAGCAGAGTTATATTCAGTATTAGGTGGTACTACAGGTGCAGGTGTTGGATCTGTTACCTATGATATGTTAAATGAACAAGCAGGATTAACTATTGCAAATGCAATTACAGATGAGTTTGCAAATGTACCTGATAGAGAGATAGATCAAAATATAATTGCTAATAGTCTAAGAGCTACAAAGACTGCTGCATATTGGAACGCAGGAGCTGCAGCATTAACACCTTTTATATTTGGGCCATTAGGGAAACTAGGAGCAAAATTATTTGGTGCTAAAGGAGCAAAAGCTCAAGAGCTTTCACAATTTGCAAGAGATAAAGGTTTACCATTACCACTAATGACAGGTATAGAAGATGGTGTGCTTACACCACTTGCTGCTAATTATTTTAAAACAGTTGGTGTATTTCCATTTGTATCAGGCATAGGTAGAGAGGCATTAGAACAAGCTGAACAAGCAGCTGGTAAACAATACTTAATGGGTTTAACTACATACGCACCATTAATGAAAACAGCAGCATTATCATCCTCTATATATGCTCAAGCATCTAAGGTATTTAAAGAGAATGCTGCATTAATAGGAGATAAATATGTAGCATTTGATAAACTAGCTGAAACAGTTGGTAATCCAAAAGTTATTCCTACAAAAAATTTAAAAGAAGTATCTAGTGAATTTTTAGCAAGATATAAAGCAAGTTTTCCAGACATAGATGCATATAGAGTAGCAGATCAAGGTGTTAATATTAAAGACATAGATACTTTACTTAAAGCACAAGGAGATCCATTAAATTTATTTATGGTTGCTGCTAAGTCAATAAGTGACGAAGGATTAGTTACACCACAACAATACAAAGGTTTAATGCAAATGTTAAACAGAGCAATTGAAGGAACAGGTTTTAATGTTCCTACTGGCAGTGTTTGGGCTTTAAGAGAAGCAATGGAGACAGACTTAAATAGTTTTGGTCAAAACTTAACAAAAAGTAATTTTTTACGAGATGCAACTATAAAAGAAACTTATGACAACATGACTAAAATGCAGGGTAAAGAATTTGCTGATAATTTTATTAATAAAAATACGGACGAAGCAAAAAAATTATATGAGAAATTAAAAGATGCAAATCTAACTTTTTCTAGTGTAATGGGGTTTGCAACTAAAATGACAGCACCAAAAATTTTAAAAAGATTTGATTCTTCATTATTTACTGGAGCAGGTGTAAATGGCGTATTAGGAAAAGAAGGATTACCTAGAGATAAAATATTTGAAACTATGGAAAGAGATATTTTTGCATCTAATTCACCACAGGCACTTGAACAATTTAAAGTTTTAATAGGAGCTTCTAGTCGACCAGGTATGAAAGCAGCAACTAAAAATGGAAAAGCTTTATTTGAAGCAGCTAAAGCAAGATATTTTTTTAATGCGTTTTTAGACTCTTTTGATTCAGCTGGTTCTCCACAAGCAAGATCAGTTTTTAGAGATGTAATCGGAGAAAGCCCTGCTGTTAAAGCGGGTACAGAATATGCTCAAGATGCAATGGCTAGATTGGGACCAGATGATCCTCTTATAAGAGAAGGATTTAGTATTGAAAATGTAAGATTAAATAATGGTATTTTTGATGTTAAAGATATTAGATTTAGTCCAAAAGATTTTGCTGATTTTAAAATTAATAAATTTATGAATAAGCTAGGTATAGGCTCTGCAACTGCAGATCTAGGCAGAAAAAAAATGGAAAAGTTATTAGGTAATGATGGTGCAAATGAATTTTATAAATTTGCTAATTACATGAAAGCAATTTCAGATATACCTATTTCAGATACTTCTACATTCTTACAAAGAAGATTTACACTTTCTGGTGGTAGAGGATTAATAGGTGGTGCGATTATCGGTGGTGGTTTATTTGCAGCCAACCCATTTGCTCCTGCTATATTTTTATATCTTGCTAGAAAGGCAGGTAGAATTTTATCTGATCCAACTGCATTACGATATATGAATGATGCATTGTTACCTGAAGAATTAGTAAAAGGTTTAAGTGGTAAGAAAATAGGTTTTGATACTAAATTTAAAATAAGAAGTATTAATCCTAAATTAACTGCTGCTGGACTCACACAGAAAAGAGAAGCGTTTGCAAGATTTGCAAATTATATTACAGATGAAGACGAAGATGCACCAAGAATAAATCCAAAAACAGTCAACCCACAAGCAATTGCTGATGAATTATTAAGTAAACCATACAGAGTTCCGCAACCAAGATACAATGATGAAACATTACCACCAGAAACTTTATCTGCAATGTTTGGAGAAAACTTTGTAGGAAGTTCTGGTAACGTAGATACTGATAATCAAATGGTTGATTATGTTAGATCAACACAAATAGCTGAGCGTGAATCAGATATTGATGATGAACTTAGAGATCAAGAGGCAGATCAGGCAGCTGAACCAATAGAACTCGAAGATGTAGTCTCTAGCGTTCAAGCAACAACACCACAAGTAAATCCACAAGCTTTTGGTTCTTTATTTCCGCAAGATACATTAGGACAAGCGATAGCAAATAGAGGTAATAGACGTGGCTAGAAAATCAGCGATACAAAAAATAGAGCATCATGAAAGAATTTGCAGATACATGCAAAAACAAACTTTTGAGAGAATAGATAGAATGGAGAGTAGAATTGCTAGAATGGAAAAATTTATAATATGTGGATTAGGTGCAATTCTTTTAGCTGTACTTTCTAATCATATGTAGTATTAAAGCTACATGAGGCTTAACAAGAAATACCCTTATAAGCATTATAACAGATTTTCAGATACAAACGGTCGTAAATATTTAGTCGATAACATTAAAGTGCCAAGTGTTACAACCATACTGAGTGCAACCAAAGATATGCGTCAGCTAAATAACTGGCGTAGAAAAGTTGGCGATAAAGAGGCAGACCGAATCATGAATCAAGCATCGACCATCGGAACTGAAATGCACCAAGTGCTAGAATATACTCTTACAGGTCAAGGGTATTACAACGATATGGAAGAAGGTGCTAAACCAAGAAGAATGGCACAAGTAATACTAGATAATTTAAAACTAGATGAAATATGGGGTAATGAAATAAGCCTTCAATATAACAACGAATATGCAGGAACATGTGATTTAACAGCAATTGCTTACGGAAAACCAAGTATTGTTGACTTTAAACAAGCAAATAGGCTGAAAAGAGAGGAATGGGTAGAGGACTATAAATTACAGCTTGGAGCTTATTATTTAGCTCATATGGCCTCTTACGGCCCCATAGAGCAGGGGGTTATAGCAATATGCACCCGAGACCTCCAATATCAGGAGTTTAAGCTCTCAGAGGCTGATTTAAGCGAATATGGGGGTAAGTTTTTGGAGAGGTTAGAAAAGTTTAAACAATTACAAAACCCATGATTTTAGGTCATCTTCACCTAATGTTTTAGCAGCAACTTCGCCTTTATTAACTAAAGACTTCATTATTCTCTCATCAATTGTATCTTTAGCCATAATATCAATATAAACAACGGATCCCTTCTGGCCCATTCTATGAGCCCTATCTTCTGATTGCATTCTTATTTCAAGATTGTAATTGTTAGAATAATAAACAACTGTGTTTGCTGATGTAAGTGTTAAACCAAAACCACCTGTTGATGGGTTACCTACAAAAAATCTTACCTTAGAATCATTCTGAAAAAGGTCTATAGCCTTACGTCTTTCCTCAACATTGACCTCACCATAAATAGATACAACAGAATGTTCTCCATATGTAATTTTAAGAAAATTAATTATTTCTTTTATATTGTAAATGTAATTTGCCCATATAATTATTTTGTTATCAGTCTCTTCAATAATATCTCTTAAAACATTTATTTTTTGATTTTTAAATTTTATTATTTCACCTTCGTCATTTTTAGCATAACCATTACAAACTTGATGAAGTTTAATTATTTCAGATAATTTGTTTGAAAACGATATTGTAGTGTCTTCAATTATTGCAAGAGCTCTATGTCTTAGTTGATCATAGATCTTCTTTTGTTCTCCCTCTAATATTATATATCTCTTTTGCCTTATTTTAGGTTTAAGATCTAAACATTGGTCTTTTCTAATTCTTGTTGAAAACTGCCTCATTCTTACTTCTAATTCTTCGAGTCTCTTGTAGTATTTGGGGACACTTATAAACCTGCCGTTGCCTACCTGAATATCTATCATCTCTGCATATCTATTTCTAAATGCAATAAAGCTAGAAAAA